TGCAGTGCCACTAACACCCGACTGACGACGGAACACCTTACCGGGATAGATGTCGTAGTTCTGGCCGGGGACCAGCATAGCTTCGTCAATGTCAAACACTACATTACCAGCAAGGGCAAGATTGTCGATTGCCATGCGAATGTGGCCGTTCATTAGAAGCTGTGCATCTTCCATGTTCTCAGCAATGCCCACACCAAACATTTGGTACGGGTTTACCTCGTAAGGAAATACTTGATAAGGAATGCGCTCTGGTGTAAAAGGGTTGATAACCAGACGTAGTACTTTACTTCCAGAAATCCATGCGTTTACTTGGTAAGACTTGAGGCTATCCATCTCGCTGAAGGTTTCAAGACCCGCCTCAGAAGCCATTGCAGAGTCCAGAGTACCCCAGTACTCAAGTACTTCAAACCGCGACTCAGAATAGATAGGGTCGTTTTGGTCAGATTGTAGCTGACTCTCAAAATATTTTTCGTCATAGTTAGGGCCATCCTCTAAAAGTTCTTCAATAGCTTCATTATTAAAATACGGCTCATCTTTTAGTTTTCTTAGCTGTTGCCGATTAAGCTTGTGACGTTCAATGACATACTCTGCTTCATCTACGCCGGAAGCATTAGGATCAGGGTAGAAATTCCAACATGAGATGTGGTCGATGTTGGGCTTAGACTTGTGGATAGGAGAGTATTCTCTTTCTCCTTCTTCATTGCGCCGCCACCGTGGGATAGTCTTATCGTAGGTAAACGGGCCTTTAATGATACCTGTACCAAGCAAGCAGGATTCAAAGATAGACTTGCGTAGTTTCTTAACGGCTGAAGTGTCCAAAAGCTGGTCATGGATTGTTTTTTCCATGTTAGCAGCAGCAAGATCAGCAGGTTTAATCTGAGGCTGACCCATTCTACCGGGGCCAGCAACAAGATTTTTGCTATCGTAGTCTGGACCAAGATTGCGTGTGATTGGGTTTTCAGTACGTAGTGCTGTTGCTTCTGTAGCACCGGGAAGTAGTTCCATCCCATCATCAGGAAAACCAACAGGACTTTGCTGTTTAGTTTCTTCAGGGGACTTTAAATGAGCAAACTCAGGAATGCCTTCAGGATTAGGTGTAGACTCGACTACAATGGGAAACTTTTTATTGGCAAACAAGATGTCACCAATTTGACCCGCTGCTGCAAGAACCTTTACCTTAGTAATCTTAATGAAGACACGGGATCGTTCTGAATCCCTGAGTTGGTCTGGATTTTGACTGTCAGACAGCCCTCGATAGTTTTTGTACGCCTTTAGCCATCTCTGTTCATCAGAGTAGCGACCATCCTCTGCTCTTTGAAATTTGGCACGGATGTGCCCCACAAGTCCACTAAAGGAACTTGATGAAGGACCATCTTCCATGCGTACATCAATAGCCAAGTCTGTATCAGAACTAGAGCTAACGTCGGTATTTGTATCGAGAAATCCCATATTAAACTACAGAGACTTAGTAGTCTCGCTCATCCGCCATTTTAAAAATACCAGAGTCACTCATTTTACCACTAACGCTTGGCGCTGACTCAATACCGTTGCCAAAGTCCGCGCTCGTAAAGGGGTTAAGCTTTTCCCGCTTGGCTGGGCCATCGGGGGTTTCGTTCATGTAGCCCTGCACTGGACCCATTGGGATCGTAAAGGTTCCCGTTGATTTTAGTAGCTGTTTCATTGCGCTGTTCCTTGTTTTTGTTGTTGTTGTTGCATTAATCGTTTCATTTCGTCTTGAAATCGGGTGCTTCGTTCTAAATCGCCTTGCATCTCAGCACCTTGCTTCATTGGCTGTTCTCTTTTAGCTATTTGTTCTGTTAAGTACTCAGCGTCCCTAACTTCAGGCGGAAACTCTGATGTAGCCAGACGCTGTTCGTCCGTTAGATCACCTCCTTCAATTGACGCCTTCAAAGCTCTCATTTGCTTTGTTGACAGACTTTCTGGATCACGACCTGTTGGCGTAGGCTGCATAACGTAGTCAAGAGCTTCTGCTCCCTTTGCTGCAAGCCCCACTAGCCCACCAAGTAAAATAGGTGCGCCGCCTTTTACAATATTCTTACCTAAAAACCGCCCTATTTTTTCCATTGCACTAGGGTCAGCCTTACTAAGTCTACCGGCAACTCCCTCAACCTTGCTTAATGGTGTGTCTACAAGTCGAGAGGTTGCTTTTTTTTCTGCGGCAGAACGATTTTGTTCTAGCTCTGCTTGTTTTCTAGGATTATTAATAATAAGTTCTTTAGCCTCACGAGCAGTCATTGTTTCTGGCGCTGGTTGAGGTGGTGGCGGTAGTCTTCCCTTGTCCTCAAGAAACTTCTGTGCGTCTTTAGCTAGTTCAATGTCGTCAAGTGCCTCTGCACTTGGTTGCCCCACTATTCTTCTTGCTGCTGGAGCTTTTACAGGAGTAGGCCGAAAAGAAGGAACAGCAGACTCCAACGCTTCATCAGCGGACTGACCAGTTTTAACTTGGTCAATAATTCCGTCCATTAAAGGAGTAAATTCGTAGATATCAATAAGCTTGCCCCCACCAGCTTTTACGGGCTTGTTTTCTACAAAGCCAAAGTGTTCAAATACTTTGACATAATTAAGCATACTTGCTTTGCCTTTAGTTCTAGCTTCGTATCCAGTAGGAAGTCCAATTTTTTCCTCTTTAATTTCTGTTAGTTTCCCAAAAAAATCAATAACGCCCGGTGTAACTTTTCTAGTTGGTTGTAAGTCTCCTATTCCTTTAAAATTATTGGCGTAAGCATCAATCATTCGCCTAATAATAACACGGAACGGATCATCTGGATCATCAATACCAAGAATAAACCCAACTTCTTTTGATAGCTTATTAGCCATACCTAGTACCCAAACACAATATCACGAGGTGCAGGGGCAGTATCCTTGACCCTGTGCGCCCATGAATCGTAGTTAATGTTATTGATCTGTCGTGTCATACACATATACCTTAGAGCATCGTATGCGTGATCTTCTGCTTTTGTATCGACATCCTCGCTGTTTGTGCGAGAAAGCGGAAGAGAAGGAAGGGTACGAATTAAATTGCCACAAGTAGAGAAGATACGAAGGTGTGGCTCTTCTGTATCCTTATCAAACTGTAGCCGCTTATGAATCTGAAGCTTTCCGGCCATCCTGTCTGAGTTAGAAGGCATCCAACGTATGCCCCGCTCAATCATTGTCTGAGCTACAGAAGGTGCCCCTGCTACTCTGTTCCAGCAGGATTTGTCAAGGACTGAGGTGTACATTGGAGGGTCGAACGCTTCTGCCTCATGTATCGAATCGGCCAAGTCATCAGCCGTAAGGCGAGTTGAATACAGTTCACGATAAATCCATATGTTTCCATCGTGATCCACAGCGCCCCAAAGTACACAAGAGGGGCTACTAAAACCATAGTCAGCAGCACGAAAGCGGGGCCATCCACTAGGTATCTCAAACGGGTCGCATACATGTCGGTATCTATTAAATTCCGAAAACGCCGCGCCTTCTGCAACATCCCAATCTCCATCAAGTAATCTACGTCGTTCTACCTCTGGGAGCGAAAGAAGCATCGCCTCATATTCACCAGAAGCCATAAGGTATGGGTTGTCGGTTAGCCTTGCCGGAATAAACTTCCGGTAAAACAGAGGCTGACCGGCTTTCTTGTGATTTGGCGGGTAAAGCAGCGGTTCGCCAGAATCAATGTCAGCAGCAGGAAATGGTCTGTTTGGTTCATTACGATCAATGAACATCTTCTTGATCCACAAACCACCAACTCCACCGGGGTTAGCAGAGGCTCTCATGTACGTTTCAATGGATAGGTCTGTTGTACGGAGCCTAGAACGAAGATAATCCCACACATAGGGTGTAGGATAGTGGCCTAGCTCATCGACACCAATCCATGAGAACGCCTGTCCTTGGTATCGTGTTACGTCTTGGTCCCTATCAACGTAGGACATTAGAAGTGTGGCTCCACTCGGAAAGACCCAAAGGTTCTTACTTTCACGAAAGTGTGCCCGTGGAAAGGCTTTAGGGTAGAGCTTCTTGGACTGATCTATCAGTTCTGCAAGCTCGCCCAAGGTACGGCGCAATAGAAGGCCCCGGAAGTTACCATTATCTGCATAGCGTAGGGGATCAACTAGCAGAGCGTAACTCTTGCCACCACCGGCAGCGCCCCCGTACATAACTTCTTTTTCGGGTGCAGCTAGAAACTCGGTCTGTGGGCCGGGATTAGGCGAAAAGATTAACTCTCTGTCGCCTTGTTCAAGGGCTTCCTGTACGTCTTTAGGTATAGAAGCTAGAAAGTCCGTATCTGTTACACCACCATTCTCTAACAGATCAATTGTCTTGGTGTGGGTTTTCTTTTTCTTTTCTGCGTTATCTTTAACTTTTTGAGCGGCAAGCTTTTTCTTTTCTGCTTCGCGAAGTCGCCGCTTCGCTAACCTCTTTGCTTGCTCAACACGACTAACGTTGTAGGCTCCCTTTTCACCGGGAGCTAGCTTAGGTCGCGCCATCGGTATTTTGTGGTGTTACGTCTAGCATTGGCTTCTTACCCGGTAACAGCACAATTCCGTGCCTTATATCGCCTGTTATTTCCATTTGTTGGCGTTTTGTAATACCAACCCTATCAAGCACATCTCCAGCAGCTTTATAGCGCAGTTCTAGGCGATTAACGGGTACATCAATGTTATTGCCAAGATTCATAGTATCTACAATGTTCTGTGCCGCTTCTACGGCAGCGCCGTTTAACATTAAACGTGTACGCTCTTGTATTTCCTCTTTTAGAGAAGACAGAACATCTCTGCGGCTGTTCGGGCTGTAGCCAGCCTCTTCCATTGCCGCTGGGATGTCACCTCGGTTAGAAAACAAGACACTCAGGAAAGTCTCCTGTTTCTCTGTCAAGTTCTTTTTTAGTAAACCTTGGCTCATAAGTGTTATCTTAGCTTTATTGTTAAATTACTTGGATAGCGCAGAACCTGTTAGTATAGCTCCAAACGCTAGGTGGAACAAACCACCCCCCATTAAAGTAAAAGGATTGTGCTGTCCTGTTAGTGCTTTCATAAGCTCCATCTGAACCATAGGTTCTGGAGTGTTATTAATGATTTCCATGAACAGACTAATGTCTGGTCGGTTTAAACCGTACCAAATGGGTACAAACAGAAAATCATAGAAGCAAATTAGCAGGTACATTGACAATGCGGCCCACCGCCATGTCATAGTTGCCTTTTCGTGGGCGTTTAGAGCCACTGTTAACTAGAGGCACGGAGGAACGCATTTTGCATTACTCGTCACAAAGATTATAACGCCAGCAGCTATTGCCACCAGTGCCATCAGTATGATTACTTTTTTAGTTGTCATGGAGTTTCCTATGTAACAGATTTACTACAAAACAAATGATGCAAGAACAATTACTGCTAATATAGTCAGTATGCATGATTTTGCGGTTGGAATAGCGTTTCCTACTGTAAATGTATGATTTGGCCTCTATAGAAAGAGGCTTCTTGTTGCCCTACTAAGTTTGCTGATGCAAAAACAATAGAATGTATTTCTGCTTCAACCTCATTCTCCCAGAATCTTAGGAAAGTAGAGAACTCAGGGTATTCTGGGGCAATATCATACTTTTGAATAATGAACTCTTGCAACAATGCAGGGAAATCTGGAAATCTGTAGAAGATATGCGCTGTTGTCAAGGTATAATCAGGTATTCTACTTACGGAACTCACTGTAAAATTTCCAATTTGTGCTGTTATTTGGGGAAATACTGAGTGTGCGTAAGCAGAAATACTAGTACATATATTATATACTAGTATAACGCTGTGGGGAGTTTTGTCAAGTAAAAAATAACATAAATGCAACAAAACTAAAAAAAATTTTATAAAACAAAGATTCTGCTTGACAGAACCGCTCTCAGGGTGTATAATAGTATTATGTTTGCCGCGAGGTAAACATACCTTACTACATTAAGTACAGCACAAGTCCCATTAAGAACAGCTCAAACCCCTTCATTGGGGTTTTTTATTGGGTGCAGTACTAAAAAACAGCTCAAAATCCAAAACAGTTTAAAAAATACAATTTCGAGGGGCTGGGTGTATAGTAGTAGGGAGAGGGTGGCGTGGCCCTAGCCTACCCCCCCTCAGAATATACTTATTTATCAATGACTTACGATGGACAAAATAGTCGATATGGTGTCGCATAATATATATTAAGGAAAGCGAATAAACGGCGGGATTCTGCGGGCTAAATGGCCTGATTTATGCGACTGTTTTGTGCTGTTATGGGTGGTGGCCCTTTTGATATTTCTTGATTTGCATATTTTGTGTACATGCGCGCGCGTTTTTGCGCTTCTTACAAATTCAAACCAGACAGCAATTCGCAATTAATCCAGCCCGGTCAGTCGGTTGGGGTGATATCAATAGTTATTGAGAACAGCACAAAAAAAGCCCCGGACTATGCCGGGGTCTAGTTCTCTCTGGGAGGGTGGTTGGTAGCTGTTAGGCTGTCGTCCCGTGCTGGACTGCGCGCTTTTCAGTCTTATCAGTAACAGCCCAGCGATTGACGGCCCGGCGGGCATCGTGAAGGCAGCGTTCGTAGAAATCGATAGTCGCATTGTCGAGGGTGCTGAAGTAGTTACCGCCCCACCATTGCGTATCGCCATCGCCGAGCCATCCCGTGACAAACGGGTGATAGTCCTCGTCATGTTTCTCGACTAGCACAATGCGACCTGCTCGCGTGCCAATGGCTGCCGGTGTGGGTTCCTGCTTGAGTATGGTGTAGTTGAGTTTCTGGATCTGCATTTGATTATCTCCTGTTAATATTAAGAACAGCCCAATTCTGGCATAGATCGCACACAAAAAAAAGCCCCCATTTCTGAGGGCCTAGTTCTCTCTGGGAGGTAGTTGGTAGTTAGGCGGCCATTGCCTCACTCGCGGCCATTGGGGATTGATTAAAAGCCAGCATGAAATCAGTCGCCCTTGCTGCTAGGGTCTCGCGTTCTTGCCGGGAACGGTCGCAGATATTGTCCAGCGTTTCGGTGCCGGTGCCCCGTGCGGCGTAATCCGTTAGGACTTCATGCACGTCGAACCACGAGCTATCTTTGATCGCAAAGTGTTCTTCGGTTTTGGCGTGGAGGTGGTCGGCAAGTGCGCGGTTCTGCTTACTCTTGCCCAACAATGCACGAAAGAAATGAAGTGTATCGGCTCCAGCCATCACGGGCAGGGTGGCAAGCTCTTGCAAGGTTTGGACTGTGGTTTCGTAAATGCCCAAGGCGTTCTTGGTTGCGTCCAGAAGTTTGCCGTAGCGCTTTTTCTCCTGATAGGCCATGTCCTCGCGGTCCTCTGCCGTGATCGACTTCCGGGGACGGCCACGATGGATTGCGCGGATTGATAGAACGTCCTCGCCACGGGTGCAGGTGTTAGCACACAACCACTCGTAGAAACCGGCTTTCAATTGATATGCGCCACCAACACAACTATCCCACTCGGCGATGCGGAAGGCGATCTCATCACCACCATCACGGATTGGTTTGGAGTGTGCTGGCAAGACTACCTGCCGGAAGCTCGACGCGCCGTTGTCCTTCCAGTCGTATGACACAAGCTTGCCGGTGGTGTTCAATACGCTGTCCTCAAGTAGTTGGTCGGCGTAGTCCCATCGGTCCTGCGGTGCTGTGAAGGCATATTTGTTGGAGACTAGCGGGTTCAGGACATGACCGGCCACGCTATCGGAAATGTAGCCAGCGGCGTCGCTCTCGGTGCCGTCTGCCGTGTGATACCAGTGATATTCAGGCCGGACATCCTGAGCGGTTGCAATGCCGTTTTTCTCAGCGAATAGCGCCGCCTGACTTTGTCTGTGGTCCAGCGGAATAAAGGCGTCGATTGTGCTGTTGGTGTCGGAGTGCATCTGCATTGTTTTTTCCTATGTAGGGTTATCGAATAAACGTGTTTTATAGTAACAAAATCAAAACTACAAGAACTATTAAAACGCACATGAATTTAATAGACGCTATGATAGCGTCCATCATGCGTCCGGCCTAACTGCAAAGCCGCTATGATCGCCAGACAAATACCCCTTTGCTTTTAATGCGACAACGCGCGGCGTGGGGTCTTTAAATCGTAGGTCGTGGGTATCGCCGGGGATAGTTGGGAAGCCCATGAAGCTTTGGGGATATGCTTCCCCTTGCCAATCGCCAACAAATGGCACGGCCACGTTTACGTTGTTATCAAGTGCCCACTGGCAGGTATCGCGGTTTTCGCCGGACCAACTAAAGGTAAGGTGATAGTTGTTCGGAAGATTACCGGCGGCGTACATCTCAAGACGTTTACGGCTTTTGGTGTAGTCGTAGAATTGAGCGGTAGGGTGTCGCTTGGCAAAACCAATGCCAAGACCTAAGTCTGAGGTGCCGTCCAATCTAAAGCATAGTTCTAAATCACGTTTGCTTTTATTGGCAATGGCGCGGTGTATCTCTTTATTTAATAGCGCCTTAAACATTGACGGAGCATTAAAGTAAAGGCGGGTTTTACGCATCCGCCCATCGATGACGGATTGCATCCTGCCCCGTCCTGCTTTGTCCAAACAAAACTTTGTACAGGCGTCGGACCTATCGTTGCAGACTTCATGGCCGGATTGATCGGCGGAAGATAGGTAGAGAATGTGAGTGCGATAGCCTAGGGCCTCGCCTTTGATTGTCTTGGCGTTGGCTACGTTCAGAAGATTAGACATTGGACGTCTCGCTTGTGTTGGCCTTATCGATCTCAGAAACAAGCCAATTGTAAGACGAACTGTCGGGCGTATAGTCCTTAATAAATGTTTGTAGTTCTTCGTAATCGGCCACATTCTCAAAATGCGACATTAAATTAACGTAGAGATATTCTTCTATGTCGGATTGTGGCATAGTGCTGATGTAATGTGCGACGGCGTTGGAGAGAATAGAGGCGCTGCTATATTTAGTCATTAGGTGACACTCCAATTATTGAGGAGTTAAACCTAGCATGGGCAAACACGAAAAACAAATGCGACAAATTGACGCACCCCACGAAAGAAAAAACCGCCCCCACCCAAAAACCGGCGGCGCGAGGATCGGCCAACGGCAAAGGGCGGGGAGCGGCGGGGTGAGACAGGTGTATTCCTGCCGTAAAAATACTTCTTCTTTATGGATTACAAAATCTGTTTGGAAAAACAATTTGCAAATTATTCTGAAAACTCATCTACAAACGGAAACATGTCAAGGATTGCGGGTTCAGGGTCAGTTTTGTAAAAGACAGCGGGAAGGCGTGATTCATCAATTTGAAGATTGTTTTTTACAGCGTCAATTATTCTTTCCATGTCTCTGACTAAGAATGTAAAAGCTTCTTTACCCACGGAAGAATTTTCTGTTCCCTCTTTATACAAAAGCTTAAAGTACATACTGTGACGCTTTAACTCTCTCAACAAAGCTTTTTTGTCGGGAAACTTGTCACTCATCTTCATCCTCCATTGCAATCAATCATCATCAGCTACATACCAATTGTTAGTAAATCGGGCTACCATTACCACCCCAGACTTCAGCACCTGAAGTTGAGGGCGGGAGGGTTTTCGTCGGCCCTTTCTTTTCGTTCCTGTCCCCTGTGCCGGAGAATTTGTTTTTGAAGAGTCCTTCTTGGTCTTTGTTTTCTTTCCCTTCATTGGTGATCCTTACCGGCTTCAAGTCTTTTATGATAGCCATAACTTGTTCGGCGTCATCCCATGTCAAACGCCTAGCAATGGTCATAATACTTTCGGCATTGTCTTTGGTGATTAAGAAGTAATTCATATTACCCTCCACTATTTCCGGTTGCCATGCTGGCTTGCAGGGCTTTCTTGATCTTATCCTCTTGCTCTTTGTTAGCACCTATCACTTCGACATGCTCATCAAACCATGCTGCACGATCTTCTGTCTTTTTTTTATTTGCGCCACTTGCTTGGGCGCGGGACCGTGCTGCTTTAATTTTATCTGGCATTACTCTTCCTCTTCCTCTTCAATTGGCTGTTCATTATAATTCTGACCAGCACCGAAACACACATCACATTCTTGCATTTTTGGTGCTTCAGTGGGATCACGATTATAGTACTGTTCTACAAGACCTGTTCCTCCGCATTCTTTGCACTCGGTGTACAAAATAATACTCCTTTCTATCAACACTTAGTTAGGTATTTCCAACTGATTGGAAAAATAACAGAACAATGATCGCTGATGCCTTGTGCTATCTCTCGTGTTTCTGCCTGTGCATCGTCTTTCAACCGTAAGTTGCACACTCTGCTGAAGGCATATAGACTGCCTGACCAATACCAATTTGTCAAGGCACTTTGAGGCAAGACCATCCTTGCTTGCTCTGGGCAAACCGATAGCTTCAGAAGCCT